GCTCCATAACATGTTGCATAACATCTACTGTTTTCCAAACGATCCACTACTACACAGATTCTACCTGTAACCAATAATTCTGTTAAAATCTTCTGCATCAATTCTGTAAAACTCATCCCATGAAGATCCATATCCTCCAGATAGGACTCCATTCTTGCAGGAACCTTAATGATGGGAGTTTTACGCAAGGCCGCACCCACTAATCCATGTATTGTTCTACGCATTACATTTAGGAATATGGCCCTATTCTTATAATTGTAATACTCACTGGATTCCTGCATAGAAAGGAATGGAAGGTAGCGCTGATTTTTTTGCTTTACGGACTCCTCACCCTTATAACAATCCCTACACTTTTCCCAGAGATCCAAATACTCACGATACTCAGGATGTTCCGCATCAAATTGAACTTTTGATGAATGATTTGTCGTATTATAGTAGTACATTTCTCCCTTTAGATTCCATGAATATCAACTATACCTGGCTCCTGTTTATTTACAGGATATAAGTACTCAACTAAATACCCCATACTATCTGTAATGTGCGAAAGGTCATTATCTCCACCTTTTTCTGGAAGGTTTGTACCTTTCTTATAGGAGTGTCTTTCTAGTGCATGAATTGAGCGTTTACAATCCTTATGTATCAACAATCTTCTTGTTCCATCAGCAGTACACAAAACAGAGTTTACTGCATTGATTCTATCTCTGATTAAAGGGTGTTTTCTGCGAAATTTACACTTAAATCCATAACTTTGCAAAATAGATAAGTCCGTCCTTCCGCCAGCAGAAGTTCTTGTTTGTACACAGGCCGGATCTGGATAAACAGTAATTTGTGCAGAAGGATATCTACATAAAACTTCTTCAGCCATCTCATCAGTATTAGAACCAAATATTTCAATTTCATCCACAAGAAATAAAGTTCCGTCATTTTCATCCATTTGAAAAACTGTTGCAGTCATCGGATCAATATTAAAATCCATTCCTATTAAAACAGGTTCACCTTCATCATAAGGACGATTAACAACAGATTCTTCATAATCAAAACCATAGTATACTAAACCAGTATAAGTTACAAAACGTGCTTCATATTCTTGTTCAAATGTTCTTGCATCTAAATTTCTTCTTGCTGCTTCTACTTCTTCTGGAGGTACATTTCCACCTTCTAATGTAGTGTATTGCCAAGAGTCCCAATCCTCTTCCTCATCATCCTGTCCTGCAATCCAGAGGTCGTAAAACCAATTCCTCCCAGAAGGAGATGAAATAAATAAGGCCCCACCTTGTTTATCAGAGAGAGTAGGACGCAAAACTTCAGTCCAAACTCTTTCATCCAAATAGGCCGCCTCATCCAACACCAAGTAATCCAAACCAATTCCACGAAGACTATCTGGGTTGTTGGCCCCTTTCAAAGATATTACAGAACCATTCACTAGATTGGCCTGTAGTGCTACCTCATGAAAGGATTTGGCCCATCCAAACTTTTTAAGTTTCTCTTTGAGGTATGACCACATGATATTCTTTGCAGCAGAATATGTTGTAGTGACGTACCATACCTGAGAATAAGGGAAACGGGCCACTTTTGCCATCAAGGACATCGAAAGGAAACTTTTTCCAAAGCGCCTTCCTGCTGCCACAACCTTAAAACGGGCCTTGGAATCAGATATCTCTCTTTGTGCCGCAGTAAGTGGCATCAATCCTCCCAAGGAAGAACTGTGATCTCACTTCCATGAGATTCATCCATGCCATAGGCCTTTCTTTTTGCAATATACCCCACAGATAAGGTCTCCATTGCAATCTTGCAACACTTCAAATACTGAAACACCAACTCCGCATCATCCTTATCCATAAGCAATTCATTTGTATTCGGATCACGATTCTTCAAGAGACGAGCTTGAAAGTTCAGAACCATTGTTCTCAACCTGTCTGCATCTCCAATGAATCTCTCCGATTCCTCAACGGATCTATTTATCTTGTCAGCAATAACTGTTTGTTTTTCAACTTCAGCCATTTTGCTGATGATGTCATTTTTTTTCGACCCTCTCTCCCAACCTCTCTGTTTGGCCTGATATCTTACAGTATTCGGATGAACCTTGAATTCTTCTGCAATCTCTTCTGCACGATCCCCCGCTTCCCAGCGGGATTTCATCTTTCCAAGGTTCACATTATCTAGATTAGTATTTGCTCCTGACAAATTACTCCTCCGCTGATTGTTCTTCCTTCTTACACATTTCAATTACTTTTTCTGCAGCATGATCCCCTAGAATTTGTTTTACTAGAGTGGCCTCATCCCCAGTAAAGGTAAGATAGAGTCTAAAAATATCATGATCCTTGCGAAGGGCCTGACGCTCCTCTGCAGTTTTGGCCTCTGCCAATTGTTTTTCACGTTCCCGTTGACGCTCCACTGCTGCAATCGAAGAGGCCGCAGCAACCGTGCCTCCACCACCGGACTGAATCTCTCTAGTCTCCGTTGTTGTCTCCAACTCACCATCATCCTCAACATCCCTGTCATTGGATGGCTCCCAGGCCTCAGTCCAATCCTCTCCTGCCAATGCATCGGGGGCCGCAATATCCTCCAAGAGTTTATTCAATTCTGCATCATCCAACATCAAGGAATCCTGCGCCCAATCCAAGGCCCCTACTTTCTCCAAATCCCTTAGTAACTCTGCAGTGAGGTCAATATCTTCTGAACCTCTGGCCCGATTATGTCGAAGAGTTGCAATCTTGGCCTGTTCCTCTGTCATCGGAGTAATCACCACTGGGATCTCATCAAACCCCAAGGAATGGGCCGCTCTCCAACGGTGTTCCCCATCAACAATCTTTACTCTTCCATCCTCTGTCTTAATACAAACCACAGGCTGAGTAAATCCATCCTCGGACATGGACTTCAATAGCAATTCAAAGTCATGGTCACTTTGTCTATTTGGATTCCACTCATTTGGATGAATATCGTTTACATGAATATATTCAATATTCAGAGTTTCCAGGGCCTTGTTCTTCTTATCAACGGCCTTCTTACCCTTCTTTTTAACCTTATCTGTAACACGCATTTGTGTTTCTGCAGGAGTTGTATTTACCGCTTTTTGTTCTGCTGGTTTTTCTGGCATCTATTTACCCTATTCATAAATTAAAAAGTTGGTTTACCGTTCCACTTCCCACTACCAGGCCTAAAGAACTCAGGCTCAATCATAGGTAAAAAGGAGGCCTTTGTTGACCAAGGGTCTCCATTATACAATGACATTGCCATCTTTTTCCATGAAGCAATATTACCTGTACAACTCATACATGGGTGTACTTCTGGAAATTCAGTTGTGGAGTGTTTTGCGTGTCTCCTCATATAGATCTCTTTTGTTTTTAAGGCCCTTTCACGAATCCACTCAGGGGCCTCATCAATACAAGTTCTATGAAAACACTGCTCCCATGTTTCACCATACTTTCTTGTAGGTGTCAAGGCATGCATCCCGAACTTTACTCCAGTTCTTATACCACTTAATCTTTCACAGGCCCTGTCAAACCACTTAGGCCATGCAGAGGAGGCCATTCTCAAGGCCTCAATCCCATAAGGATTAGAAGTAGGAGGCCCAATTCTCATAATAGGATTTGGTATCCTGTTTCGTAACATCACATCGTAGGCCCGATTATAGTCCAAGTTAAACTCCTTTATTAACTTCCATACATCCTTGGATGTCCAATCATAAATTGGACGGATATTTGCAACCTTATATCTATTCGGTTTTGTGATGTATCCACCAGAAGTAAATAGTCCATAGAGTCGATGTCTGGACTCATCTGTCCTCAGTCCTATCGCAGCATATAACTTCTGATCTGTCTGCAATGGAAATCGGTCAGGTGTAGTCATGGCTTCAATGTGTTGTTCATCAATGTGAGTGGCCCAACTAGGGGGTTCTCTCATCCAGTCACTAGGACTCAAGGTCTTATCCATAATCCAAAAGTAAGGATTCTGGCGATCATACACATTAATCACAGGCTGATGTGCAACCAACCAAGTCATATTCACTTCTGGCCTATTCGCAACTCTCTCAGCAAACTCATAGGTTCCAGGAAACATCAACTCCTCATCCCGAAGCACAACATCCACAGGCA